TTAAACTGGCTTTTTAGTCAGTTCATAGGTTACACCATTGATTGAAATTTCAATCCCCTCAATGGTTACTTCGATTTTGTCAGACTGACTGTCACGGATGTCGGTCTGTTTATCGAACTTGTCCAATGATCCATTTTCTGCCTCGATAGCTTTCAGACGGCTTGACGCTCCAACAATATAGCTATCAAAACCACTAGCAGCATAATCATAGACTGCACCGCCTATCTTAAACATACCCTTGACAGCATCTGAAAAGGTCTTTGCTCCGCTGACCTTGTAAGAACCACCGGCCCTCAAAAGATAGAACCAGTCTGTCAGGAAGTCATCAATGCTGGCATAGTGCATATAGTGACCACCTTCATTTGATGGACGGGCAGTTCCTTGCGTGACTGTAACACCACTTGGTCGGTTGCCTTGACCTGTCCATGTCATACCGCCCCAGTTATTATCCGCCTTGCCTACTGCAGAAGTTCCCCAAAGACCTTCGTAGTGCAAAATGGTCAAAGCATAGCTTGGAAGGATATCATGCTCCTTGCATTTAGCTAAAATCTTTTTCAAAACTTCAGATTTTAGGACGGCTCCATTGAATGACAAATCTCCATCTTCCTGGACTTGAACTTGAGCAGGCTCTTGCTTAGGAGTTTCGACCTTTGGAGCCTCCACTTTGGGCGCTGGCTGAGGAGAAGCTGGCTTTTCCAATAGCTCATCTACTTTCTTTTGAACAGCTGGATAGCGAGGACCTAGAGAACGTTTTCGGTCTTCTCCGTTTCCATGCTTGCCTGCTAAAACTTCCCGAGCCAATTCTTCGTCGCTCTTTTCAACTGGCGAAGTCTTGCCGTTAATGCGGTCCATGACAGCCTGATATTGAGGACCAAGAGCAGCCTTACGCTGGTCCCCGTTTCCAAATTTCCCTGCAAGAGTTTCCTGAACCAATTGGTCAATAGATTTCCCTGCAGTTGAAGTGGATACTGCTGACTGTCCGGAGGGTCGATAGATGTAGTAGTACATATTTCCTGCAGCACGAGCAGTCGCTAAATAGTTATCTACTGTGATTCCATTACGAGCATAGTTGCAATGGATGATGTTGTTAGAATCTACAAAGATACCTGTATGGCCTCCAGCTCCTGAGGATTGACCTCGTCTGCCCCAGATGAAAATATCTCCACGTTGAGCGGCGAATACTGAATTTTCTGCAATGAGCTTGAAGCCATTTTTGATTAGCCAATCGTGCATATACTCGGTATTTACTGCCCATCCTGCTGAAATAGCTCCAGCGGACATGAGAGCAAAATAGACCGAACTTGAACAATCATAGCTATTAGGACCATTCCGATAGTCCATAGAGTAAGTGACTTTGCCTCGTCTAGCTTCCATCCAGGCAATAGCTTGTTCCATATTTGCTGCCATAATTACTCTCCTTTCCAGGCTGAGTTCATAGCGTGAACTGCTGCCTCAATGAAAGTATTCAACTGCTCATCACTGAAATAGAAATTGTATTTAGCGAGTTCATCCCGAACTTTTTCTTTTGCAAGTTCAAGTTTTTGCACTCCATGCAATTCGACTTTGGGATCTTTAGTAAGTTGTTCAACTGCCTGGACAGCATGGCTTGCGACAATTTCAAGAGTTCTAACTGCTGCCACTCCGCCCTTACGCAAGAGATATTCCTTGACCGTTTTTACAATGGTGACGATAACAATACCTGTCAAAGTAGATAATGCGGTTAAGATCATTTCTTGTAAGTTCATAAGTTTACCTCCTTCAATGGTAACGTGATGTATATTTCATACATCGTTTGGATTTCTCCATTTCCTCCTAGAATCTGGTACGATTCAAAGAGTTTGGCAATCTCCCTACGCTCTTCTAGCGTTGTCCAACCTCTTTCTATCGCTTTGTCTAGGTCACGATACAGAGTGTAACGTCGACTGCTTCGACTGCTAGTTTTGAGCGTATCTAGTTCATCTTTTACTAAACCAACAGACGACTGATTGTCATCAGCCGTCTTCTGTAATGTTGTCAACCGAGCGTTTATAGTCGTCAGTTCATTTTTTGCATTTGCACCAATCTTGGCAATTGCGATTCCACCGATTGTCGTCAAAAATGGTCCGGCAATGGGTGTCACAGCGTTGATAATCTGAATAATGAGATTTGGTTCATGAACCATATTATTTACCTTCGTCAGCGACAGTTTCATCAAGCATTTCCTTGACGACTTCTCGCAAATTCCAAAGGATTGGAACCTCTTCAAAATCAACGATACCATTGGCTACGCGACGGTACCAAGTTTGTGCAACAACGTGTTTCTTTGTAAATTTCATAGTAAATTGTCTTTTCTTAATTAAGCTAATTCCTGTCAAAATTGTATTGATAAATCCCATGATCTATTCCTCAATTTCTACCTCAACATCATGAGGAGTTGTATCTTTCGGAGTTTTTTTCAGCTATTTCCTCTTCTCCAAATTGACCAGCATAACCTGTAAACATGATAGTCAATTCAGCGACCGCATCATCAATCTTGGCCTGCATATCTGCTTCCAGATTGCTAAAACGCTCATTACGTTCAGTTTCGGCTGCATCTTGCCGATTCTTGATAGCTTCAAATTCCTGCTTTGATTCAGCCATGAATGATTTGGCTTCTTTCGTCACTTGTTCCAGTTCGTCAATCTTCTGCACGCTCTCAGCCATGGCACGGTCAGCGTACTCAGACTTAAAGTGAGCCTCACGAGCCAACTCGACTAGCTCGCTTTCTGGCTTGTCCATGTGGTTACCGACTACCTTTTCGGTATAGGTCGCGTAGCCTCCCGTCGTCGATGCGATGGCAATTTCAGTATGACTGACCGCTCCGTCTGTATAGATAGGGTATTTCCCTACCACATTCCACGCTCTCATTCGACTACCTCCACGGTCATATCATCGAGTCGCTTCAATAGCGACTCATTGTGTTCTTTTAAATTTGCATTCTCTGCTTCCAGCTCCTGGATACGATTAGTAAGAGTTTGCTCTGTATTCGCTTGTTGGCTAACAGTCGCTTGCAAACTCTCATTATGAGCTTCCAGTGTTGCGATAGTAATAGCTTTGCTTGCAATTTCAATTGCTAACTTTGATTGGATTTGTTCATTCATTTTACTTACTCCTTTAAATTATGTAAGTGGCAGACCTAGTTTTGAAGCGACAGATCTCAAAAACTTAATCAGATCAATCTTACCTTGGTTATCCCACTTAATAACTAGATAATCATTTTCATACCCGTATCCATGCCGGATACGAATCTCATCTCCGACAAGTTGAACCTGGTCTACAGTTGTGCCGGAATATCGGCTTGGATTTGAACGAATAACACGGACACCAGCAAATGACCCTGACGAATAATCATTTTGTGTGCCAGTATTATCTGCATTTACACCCATGGCAGTATATACTCCATTGTAGGAATCATCCCTAAAATGGATAAATGCTGATGTGCCATTCTTAGTCCGGTACAACGTATTATTTTCTGACTGAAACTCAATTTTGGCATTATCTTTAAATCGTATAAATGCATCATTAAGCCCTATAGTCATGGCTTCGTTTTGAGCAGTAATCGTTTTACCTTTCATCCATTCAATAAATGCATTTTCGATTTTCGCTTTAATAAATTCAGCATCAAGACCCTTGATGTTTGACACATCCAAATTGATGATTTTAGCTATCCCTGCATCAATCTCACTGATATGTGCCGTACCGATTTGACCTTTGCCAATCATGGCTTCTTTGATAACACCATTCTCAATATATGTCTTACCAGTAATCTGTACAAGACTGCCGTCAATCTTAACGGATCCGTCTTTATTTAGGTTAATCTGCCCAAGCACATCGCCGGCCTTGGTCAGACTTTTAATCGCGTATGACCCAGCTAACGTGCTGACTTGCGTCTTAAGCCCATTATCACCAGACACCTCCTGCACCAAACCCGCTGCAGTCTGAGTAACTTTGCTGACGTTGTCTAAAAGGCTTCCAGCCGTACCGACTGCACCGATAGTACGGGTGTGGCTGTCGACTGTGTCTGTGACATTATGCAATGCTGTGACGGTGGCGAGGTCTTCAGGGGCTGGTCCAGATGCAGTCGCAACGGTACCTTGTTCGATTTGTGGATGCCAATATATAAAATCAATGTTGACGTTAGCTGTATCACTCAAAAAATTAAGTTGTAAAAATCGTTGACCGCTTGTTAAGTCAGTTAAGATGACCCTTGTTGTTTGATTTGGTCCAATTGATACAGTCTTAGATGTGTTAATAGATACCTTGAACGCTGTAGCAGTTAAATTCTTAATATAGATTGAACCAGTGTATGCTGTATTTGGTAGATAATACCGCTGCCCCATCTCAGCTGTCCGTCCTGATGAAATGTAACCAAATGTTCCAGTGCTGGTCGTCGTCAGAGACAGCCTGCGGGCATTGTTCGTGTCCCATTCAGCCACTGACACATCACTCTCTCTTGCGACATTAGATGGATTGTTGTATGTCGAGATCGTCCTGTTGCTAAAATCTAAAATCAGGTTACGACTACCAATCTCAGTCGGTATCAACGCTTTCGTCTCACTTATCGTCCGACTAAAACTGTCTGCAGTCTCTTTGACGAGATTTTGGACAGTCGTGGATAGCGCGTAAGGCTGCAGGGCACTATTGGTAATATAACCACGGCCAGTAATGTTGCTATCAACATCACTCTTCGTTTGATACCCTTTGTCTGTGATTGCTTTATCAACTTGTGAACTAGTCAAGCGTTTGCTAATCTCTTGTGCGGTTTGCGTAATGGCTGTTTCAGCGCTATCAACTCGACCCGTTAGCGTATTGTAATCACTTTGCGATACTTTACTTGATACGTCACTAATCAACTGACTAATTTTAGTCTCAGCAGTCGTGACCTTGTTATTAGTTGCGGATAAGCTTGTCGATAATTGCTCAACACCGAATGCAGTCTGAGTGATTGTTGTTTTAACAGATGATAATTCATTAGCAAAATCTTCAGGCGCTGGCGACCAGTCCCCAGGCAATGTTGATCTATGAATATACGGAGCGGCATAATATACTGTCCCTGGAGAATCAAACATCAAATAAGCAAGTGTAAGATTGTTATAACGCTTTGTCAACGTGAATGTTTGTGTAATCAATGTCCAAGAGCTGTCCTGCAAAGTTACAAATTTATTTCCTGCCGTGTAGGGATTGTTGGTGTCCTGTGAATACGCTGAAGACACATGAACATTCAAGCCGTTCGAGCCAAGAACCCACACGCTAAGAGTGTAAGTACCTGATTCTAGTGATGTTCCATCTTGACACAAGCCAATTTGATTATTATTATCGCTAGTAATTTTAGCGCCCGTTGTAATTCCTTTGATGGGACTAGACGGCAATGACGCATTATATTCGACGTTTCCGCCGCTTCCTGTCCCGCGCCAATGGCCTTGCGACCAACCTTGCGAACCTTGTTTAAGTTCTGCGGACCCTCGAACTAAGTTAGTTCCTCCAAGATTAGCTGGTATCAACGCTTTCGTCTCACTAATCTCAGTTGTTATCCTGTTGCTAAACTGGGTAATAGAACTTTCAGCTGTTGAGATACGCTGTTTTACTTGGTCAAAATCGCTAGTTTTGACACATTGAGAAATCTGGTCAGCTTGTACTTGTATCATAGCCTCGGCCGACGATACACGACCAGTCAGCGTATCGACAGTTGCCTTGGTGGCAAGCAACTTGATAGCTTCCTTGGTTTGGATCAAATCTGTAGATACATTGGATATCTGTCCAGATAATAAGCTTTTGGCAGTTTCAACCAGCCTAGTTGCTTCTGATATTGCCTGGCTCTTAGCTGTAGCTAGTTTGGTCTCAGTAGCTTGTCTTTCGACTGTGTCAAGCCTAGTTGCTTCAGCGATTGCCTCGTTTTTAAATTGCAACGCTTGCGTAATTGCACTAGCCGCATCCGACTTGGCTTGGTTGGCAAGCGATTCGACAGACTGCGTTTTGGATAAGATATTCGCAACCTGTCTGTTGTGTTCCTCAGATTGAGCTTGCATGGATTGGTTGACTTGGGCGATTTCTTCCGCAATCCTATCTCGCAAGGCTTCGCTTTCGTAGGTTCTCAGGATTTCTTCCCAGACCTCCCCAGTCCAGCGTAGCATGATTTTGTGTCCCTCATGCTCTGGATCTGGCTTATACCAAATATCATTGATCAGCACCTTACCTGGATACTTGACAGTAGGGTCTTCAGCACCGTACCAGTTGTTGTTAAAACCGTCTGCACTCGGCAGATAGTCAGGTAAGTTCTGGACAAAGTTCGAAAACTCATTATTGACAAACTGCTCAACAGCCTTGTCGGCAATTGTCTGAACTTTGGCTTCGTTACTTTCGCCAATTCGGTCTCCAAGCTTGATGTCGCTGGATTGATTATTCAGTCGGTTAAAAGTAATCTCGAAAATTCGAGTATCATAGTCCAATTTCTTGTCATGCCGAACCACTCGAATAGTATCCCCAACCTTGACCCCTCTCAGATAGACACTAGATGTCTTCAAGGTCAACTGCGGACGTGCAGCATCAATCAAGGCCCTGTAAGTCCGTTCAATCAAGACTTCTGGATTCTCTTCTTCCGAAAAATCCACAAAGCCGATTTTAGGCCGCATGGAGCCGTCAGCATTCTTAATCCCATACTGCCGTGTCATCAAGGGCAATTCTAGGTATTTCTGCCATTTAGGCTTGTCGACTGGTTTGCCTTGTGTCGTTGACCAAACTACGTTTTCGAAAGTGATTTTCCGACCGTAGCCGTCACCAGTTTCTTCGCCTTTCCCGCGTCCGACTAAGGCTGTAAAGATGTTGGTTCGTTCAACTTCTTGCAGTATCTGCAAGGCATTGTGCCCATAAACCACACGCTTACCGACTGCCTCACCGATTCGTTGCTTAAAGTCGATGTAACGGGCTCCGATACGATTGCCGTTCATCTCGACGAAGAACTGCATCTCCAAGTCCCAAACTTCACAGACCTTTTTCAGAGCGTCAAAGACAGACGTGTAGTAGAAATTGGTACTGTGTGGAGTGGTTTCGCCAACAAAACGAGCTTGCCAGTTGGTACCAGCAAGCAAGTCTGTAATCACGGGTCTAGCCAAAGTGTTCTTTGGACGCTTATCAAAAACTGGCGACTTCCGAAGCTCCTCGATCCCCGACTGAACACCAATCAGCGTTGTCAGCTTATCAGAAAACTTCTGAGCAACGTAGAAATAATGAAAGGTATGAGCATCTTCTATGGTCGGAATAGCCATGTACTCGATTTGTTCCAACTCATCCGCATTCAGTCCTTTGAGTTCGACTGTCAAACGGTCAGATACATACCGCTCTGTCGTCAATGCGTACTTTTGCAGGGCAGTCTTGACAGCCGATTTTCTGACAATCTTTATCAGTTTTTCATCTTTATCAAATAAATAAATCACGCTCTCTCATCCCTCCAAACTACATTTTTTACTGTGGCATTCCGTGCCGTAATCCTGTCGCCGTTCTTCACCGTGAATTGCTCCAGCGGACTGAACCGCTCTAGCTCGCTGAGAATACTTCTGCCGTTGTAAGCGGCAGTTACTTCCTCAGCTCCAAATCTGACCACAATGTCTTTTCCTGCTGCATAAGATCCAGTGAAGGACAAAATCTTTGTGCCGTTGATAATCTGTACCTGGTTAACCGTTCCAGTCGGTGTGACCGTAATAGACTCAGGCAAGACTTCAATGGCATCTACCAAAGAAATCAGCCCAGTGGAATTCTGGGCATTTTTCTTTTTATAGCCATCGGGAATTATCAAAGAAAACTTGCTGACAACAGACAAGGATTTTTCCTCAATGTCATCCGCTCCACTGAAATAACCGTAATAGGTGTAAGTCGGTTCATCTTTGAAAGTAATTTCCAAATATCCACTACTTGCAAGTGTCCGCAAAATCCTGTTGAGTTTTGCGAACTTATCTCGCATGTCAGCACTAGTTCTAGCTTCTAGTTGGTACTTGATTTCAAGCACACGCTCATCATCAGACACATCTTCCACCCAGACGCCACGGCGACCAGGTACAGAGCTTGTCTTGACCGACTGACCAAGCAAGCCCCTACCTGTTACCGTCAAATGTCGGTAGCCTTCAACCAGTTGATTGAGAGGCACACCGTTGATGGACATGTTGTCACTAGGCTCGAAAGCCGTGATAGTTCCGTCAACTTTTTTCAAACTAGCGTAATTATACATAGCTTTCTCCTTCCTAGTAATGATCCAGAATCAATTCCATTTCCTGGGCATTTGTGATGTCTTCCGTGAAGGCACGATAGACGGTATTGCCCATTTTCAAGACAATATCTGCCGCTTGTTGGCCGACGGTAAGTGTGCCACCGTTAAAGGACACGGACGGGTCATAGGCAGTCAACCGTCCTAGCTCTCCGTCAACAGCTCCTAACTCGCTTTGCAGACTACCAGCCACATCTTGACCAGTAAATGCTGAGATAGCTCCTTGAGCCATACCTGCCATAGATTTCATGACTTTTCCAGCACCACTATTGATACCAATCACAAAACCTTCATCGGTATAGATACCAAATTGACGGAATACACGAGACGGAGATTTGATACCAAGCAAACCTTTGGCCCAATCAATAGCTCCACTAACTGCACCGCCAACAGCATCAATCAAACGACCTGCTGCACCTTTGACACCTTCGACGAAACCATTTATTAAATCTCCACCGACCGAAATAGCGTTGCTGATAAAGTTTCTGGCAGCATTGACCGCATTGTCAAAACCAGTTCGAACTGCAGAAACAATCCGTGGTCCAGCATTTGTGACTGTACTTACCAAGTTGTTCCAACCGTTCGAAACGGTAGATTTGATATTTTCAATCGCTGTAGAAATCGCTGATTTGATATTGTTCCATGCATTTTCTGCTGCTGACTTGATATTGTTAAGAGCGTTTGAAATCGAGGTCTTGATATTATTCCAGGCTGTCTCAATATTGCTCTTTATCGTGGTCATTACATTGCTGATGGTTGTTTTAATCCACTCCCAAGCAGTGCTTGCAGCTGTCTTGATACCTTCCCAGATACCAGACAAGAACGTTGTAATAGCATTCCAAATCTCACTGGTTTTGGTCTTGATGATCTCCCAAGCGTTCGAAATAGCTTGTTTGATTAGGTCGAAGTTCCCAGTCACAAGTCCCACAATCGTCAAGAGAATAGCAGCAAAAACTGCCTTGATGATTTCCCAGGTAGCTGACCAAATGGTCTTGATAAGTTCAAGATAGGTTTGAATATAACCCCAAATAGTTGTCAATACAGACATTACTGTAGTCGAAATAGCCGTCCAAATGTTGCTTGCAACTGTTGAAATAGCATTCCAGACCGTATCCCAAGTAGTTTGTATGCTTGTCATGATGTTCTGGATGATTTCCCAAACGGCTGTAATAGCATTGCTAACTGTGGTTTTAATCCATTCCCAGATAGGAGTGACAACTGCCATGATAGCACCCCAGATGGTATCCCAAATGGATTTCAAAAAGGCCAGTCCAGTTTGGAAGATTTGAACCAGGCCATCAATCGCAACCTGTATAAGCGCCTTGATACCTTCCCAGATAGTGCCTGCTACTCCTTTAAGGGTTTCCCAAGCTCCAGACCAGTCACCGTTGATCATTTGCATAACCGCCTTGATGATCCCTAATACAACTTTCAGACCTGTATCAACAACTGTCTTGATAACATTCCAAACAGTTGTCACAACAGCAAGAATAAGGTCCCAGGCTGTTTGCACAATTGGAATCAGAGCAGTCATGACGGTTTCTACAACAGTTCTTATCGCGTTCCAAACTGTCTCTGCAGTTTGTCGAATTAGTTCCTGGTTTTCGTTCCACCAGGCAACCATCTGCCCCCACAAATCCATAACAAAAGACACTACAGCTTCGACTGCAGTGCTAATAGCTGATTTGATTGCTTCCCAGGCTGCCTGAACTTTCGTTCTAAACTCTTCGTTAGTGTTGTAAAGCAAGACAAAACCTGCGACTAAGGCAGCAATAACCCCGATTACAGCCCAGACCGGAGCAGTAATACCTCCAATAATGCCACCAAGTGTGCCAAACACACCAGCCACAGCCGTTCCGCCTGTTTGTGCTGCAATAAAACCAGCCTTTAGAGCTCCGAAAGCTTTAGAAAAACCACTAATAACAGAAACAACTTTGGTAATTCCGCCAATGATAGTGCTTAGCCCCATCAAAAACGGTCCTGCTGCTACTAAAATAGCTCCAAGCCACTTCTGCCAAGGAGCAAGAGGAAGGTTATCCCAGATGGTCAGAACGACATTTTTCACATTGCAAACAAAATTCTGGATTGTTTCACCCAGGTTGCTCAATAGACCTTTGATGTCTGCATTTTTCTGACCAAGACCAGCTACAAGGTTTTGAGCAGCTGCTTTCATGGAATCAAAAGACCCGGATACAGTTTCACTAGCTTCTTTGGCAGTAGTTCCTGTAATTCCAAGTCGTTCTTGCGTAACGTGAATTGCTTCAATGAGCTTGTCAAATGGTATATCCTTGACATTTTCAGCAGTTGCCTCAAATTCACCATTTAAGACTCCTGATTCATTGACCAAGCGAGCCATTTCTGATTGAGTACCGCCGTAACCGAGTTTCAAGTTGTCCAACATGGTGTAGTTATCTTTGGCAAAGCCTTGATATGCATTTTGGATGTCCTGGATGTTGGAACCGAACTTGTTCGCATTATCAGACATATCCACGATTGCCATGTCCGCATATCGTGCAGCTTCTACTGTGTCTCCACCAAGACCTTGAAGCAGGCTGGCAGAGAACGATGTGACCTGTTCCATGTATTTAACACCAGACACACCAGCACGTTTATATGCCGTTTCCGAATTGGCAACGACGGTACTAGCCGAGTCTTTGAACATGGTCTCAACACCGCCAAGAGCCTGTTCTAATCCTGCATAGGCTTTCACCACTCCGCCGATTGCACCAACCACAGGAACGGTAAAACCTGTTGTCATACTTTTACCAACAGCCATCATGGAACCGCTGACTGCTGAGAGTGTGTTGCTAACCTTATCAAGACTTGAGCCTGTTTGGTTTCTGAGACTCTCCAAAGACATCTGCGCTTCTTTTAACCCACGGCTAAAATCCGATACATTAGCTTTTAATATCGCCGTGACATCAAATGTTGCTCCCATCAACCTCCCCCTCTCATTGCTTGATTAAGTAACCTGTTCTTATCAGCCAAACTCAAAGTTTTTTTGACTGGCTGTACAGGTTCGAACAATTTATCAAATTCTTCCTTGTGATTATAAAAATCTTCAAATTTCCTATAAGCTGATCTAGCTTGCTTGCCCTTTCCTTTGGTAGCCTTCACACTCTGATTGAACCAAGCCTGTATCGCTGCATGGTACCGCCTGTCTTCCTGTTGAATAGCGTAAGCGGTATTGTAGATATAAAACTCCTCCAAAGTTGTGTTAGCTGCCTCAATATAGGTCATACCATGCCTTGCAATCAAGAGGGCAATAGCTTCATCGTAACCAAAATTTGACGTCGATGTTTTTCTTTCCCCTACTCGACTAGGTTCATGGCTTTTTTGAGTAGGGGTGATTTTTTTAACTCATCAACCACTTCCTTAATGGTTTTGTCATAAGTTTCGTTGGTAATCAACTCTTCCAAATAAGCCTCAATCGCTTCGTTGCTTGGTTTTTGTGGCTCTGTAACTGTTCCAGCCTTGATAATGTCCACAAAAGCCATTGGATCATTGAGGGCTTGACCAGCGTTGAAAAGGGTCATAGCACCGTAGCCGGTTTTCATGCCTTCAAGTTCCGCTGAGTGCAGTTTGTTCATTTCACGCAAAAAGCCAAGGCCAAAGCGTAATGTGTATTCACGTCCACCAATTTTTAAAATCATTTACATTTACTCCTTATTAAAAAAATAAGGGGCATAAAGCCCCTAAAATTAAACACTTGAGCCAGAAACTTCCGTCTCTTTAGCAAGTGTATGGTAATCGTATTGTGCTGCTTCAACGGCTGCTTTTTGTGTCGTTGTCAACGAATCAACAGCTTGAACACCGTTGCCATCCATTGTCATTTCGTAAGACAGCTCTACCTTGTCATCAGATGGCGCAGAAATTTCAAAGTTCTTAAAGTAACCCTGGTAGTAGTCAACATCATAGACTTCCTTACCTTCATGTTGTCGCTTGCTACCAAGATCGACCTGCCAAACTTCTACCTTGTCTTTAGCAAGATACCATTTGCGCATTTCATGCCACATATTGACTGTATCAACATTTTCACGATAGGCTAAAGATGTAAAATCACCACTGGTTTCACCATCGGTAATACTATTCACAACACCATCTTTTGTGATTGTCGTTTCAACTTCTTTTTCAGAGTTGATCGTGTGTTCCACTTGGAAACGTACTTTGCCTGCATCTTGTTTCTTCTGGTCAATCACTCGACGGAAGAAAACGACCAGGTCTTTACCTTGGATTAGTTCCATTTAGTTCTCCTTTTTTGTGTAATCAAAAGTAAAGTCCAGCACAATGTGGAGCAAAGGCTGGACATCTGTGTTATCTGGGATAATTTGCTTTGAGGTTTCGACATGATACAAGTGATAATCATATCCATCATGAGCACGTTTGACCTCGGACTCTAAATAGGCTGAAATATCGTCAAGATTCGCCCTATCTGTCCGTAAACCGTAGAGGTGGACTGTTTGCCTTATCCTACCAAACAAGTCCTTATTTGGACTGTCAGAGCCGTTATTTTCGCCTATGTGGACAAAGGGATAAGCACTCTTTGCATCTGGTAAGAAATCATAGGTATCAACCCTAATGTTACTGATAGCAAACAGCCGTCTGAATAATGCATGGTTAGGGGTCATTTGAATGCTCCTTTCATGACATCGGTCATATCCTTCTGGAATTGTGGTTGAATTTGCTCCATCATGGGCCGAAAGTGTGGAGTGCCTGGTTGAAACCGGGTCCCGTATTCCTGATACCCTTCATACCCTGCTTCGCCATGGATATGAGCTTCCATTCCAGGGTAAGAAGTTGTTATGTGGTCTTTCAAGAACTCGGTATCTTTAGGTGCCAACTGTTGGGCAATTCTTTTTCCTTTCTCCCCGTTGTTCTTCAGGACTTTCAAAGACTGATCGACAGCCTTTGGATGGGCGTTGCTAATAGTTGCAACTAGCTTCTCCATACCTTGCCATTTGATAGCCATCTAACCACCTACCTTCTTCATTCTGACAGCTCCCTTGATAGGAACGTCAATCTGATCCATAGGGACATATTTGCTACCGTCATAGATAGCCGATCGAAACGGCTCCTGTGCTTGCTGGAAACGGCAAATCATGATGACATCCGTCTGATTTCCGTACTCTTTCAAGACCCTTGCTTGTGAAATGAAGTTCACCAAACAAGGTACGACCGTTTCATTTCCTTTGATCTCATCATAGCCATTGGTTTCAGGATTGTATCTAGGTGCTACTTCTCCACGGATGAGAGTTATGCGGTGCGGTGTTTTCACAGAAACATCACCTTGCCTTTCTCTCGGACAGAGCCATCCAGACCAAAATCTTTGCCGAGAATAGCCATGTAAGGTTTGAAAAGATTGTCCCACTCTTGATAAGTAACAGAATACCCATCAACAGTTTCAGATGTAACTCCCTCAGACCCCTTACGCCCATAGAGTTTGTAAACAACCGCTTCAATCATAAAATGATATTTGCTGTCAACGACAGCGGATGAGGTAAGCAATTTGAAGTAGTTTTCGGCATCTTCTGCCAAATCTTCTAGCAATTTATCCTCTTTATCATCGTCAGTTGGAATACCCAACCGACGTTTGATTTTTTCGAGTTGGGTAGCATCCATGATTATTCCCCCTCAGCACCTTCTAGCAAGGCTTTCAATTCATCCTTGCTTGCACGGGAACCGTATTTGATACCAAGTTCATCAAGTTTAGCTTTCAGTTCCTTGGCGCTTGGGTCTTTTTCATTGTCTTCATCTTTTGGTTCGAGAGATAAATCCCCCTCAGCACCATCAGAAACAATAGCGCCTTTACCAAGCAATTCCTTAATGCGGTTATCAGATACTGTTAAATCTGGACGAGGATAGGTTTCGCCTTTTTCATACAGACGGTTATTGTCCTTACTGTCCAAAATATTCTTTGTTACGATATAAGCCATAAATTAGCTCCTTTCTTAGACACGCTCAGCAGCTGTCAATTTAGCAAATGCATCTGTCTTCGTGATCATTACAGCAATGTCCATTGTGGCACGAATAGCAATCATTTCTTGTTCGAAAAGGTTGATTGGAGTACCATCTGCATTAGTGATAGTTGAGATTTGACCTTCTTCTGAAATCTTGTAAGTGATGTTGTATGGCACACCGTAGATCAGATTGTCAAAGTCACCAGCGAGTAGATCGCCTTTTTCAAAACGTGCAGATTTAAGATCTACAGTAGTGATACCATCAATGGTATTTGCAGTCTTGTCATAGATAGACACCTTGTTGCCGTCACGAGCTTCACGGAGTGCGGAACGGTTTTGAATTTTAGACACGAACGCATTTGGTTCAACATCTGCATCATAGAGAGTATCTTGCAACTTCAAGATGTTGTCGTAATTGATAGGACCGCCAATAACTTTATTTGCATCTTTAGCAGCCTTAGCAACTGAGTTCGCAAATGGTGTATCATGACCAAGTAGACCAGCTTCATCAATTTTCTTGTAAAATGCTTCAACGATTTGAGGTTTCATGTCTTCGAAGAATTTCTTCCAAGTGTAGTTGAGAGCTTCACGGGATGTTACCAAGATGATACCGAGTTTGTGAGCTTTCAAAGTCACTGGCACTACTTCTGGTTTGTCAGTCTTGATTTTCTCAGTTTCATTTACCCAGTAAGCTGAAATGCCGTCTGTTTGAACGTAGACAGTTTTTTCTTGCTCACCTTCCATTTCTTGATACTGACCAAGCTGCATGACAAGAGAGTTTTGAGCAACTTCTTTCATGATGATGTCTGTAAATTCTTTGTGCAACGTCCCGTCTTTCTTCTGTGATACGAGGACATTTTCTGGATTAAAAGTTTGTACTGTCATTTATTGACTCCTTTATTTGATAATGCGAGAGCCTCGGAAAATGTCGCCACGGCTCTTAGTAGTTGATTCACCACCGAATGAAGACGACATCTTCGGTGGTTCGGACTGCGTGTACTCAGCTTTGATTTCGCTGATAATACTTTCAAAGTCTGAGATAGCCTGCAAGGTATCATCTGCCGTATCTTTGACCACAAACGATAGCACCTTGTCATTAACTGGCAATTTGCGACTTGATAGAGACTTGATAGCTTCGTCAGTAAGTTCACGTTTGACCTTATCTTTTTTGAGCTGGTCAATTTCATCAAGCATCTTTTGCTTCTCAGCTTCCGCTTCTTTCTGACGGTAAGCTTCAAGTTCCTTGCCTGTCAACTCAGACTCAGCCTTGTACTTTTCAAGGGCTTGTGCAATAGCTTTCTGCGTGTTCTCTTCGTGCTCTTTGTTAGCTTTGTTGAGTCGACGCATCATTTCAGCAACAGTCACCATTTTTTCAGGCTCTTGTGGAGTGCTAGCTGATTCCGTGTGAGCTTGTTCTGGCTCTGTAACTGTGTTTTTAATTTCTTCTGCCATTTTCTGGCTCCTTTCTACGCTTGACGGGCAACCTCCCCGAACTCATGCAAGGATTAATGTCATTAGCATGGTTTGGACAAAAAGAAAACCGCATGGGATTCCATACGGTTAGGTTATGTAATTAGTTGCAGTCTTTCCTGCTGTCAAGATGCGGACCACTTCCTCACATAGAATCCAAAATACTGCGAAAACCAACAATATTTTGGGGTTCAATCGCCTCATAAGTATCATTGAAAATATCTTCCTTACATGGATATATTTCTCCTTGGATACCTTTAATAATATAACAGCCTTCGTCAGCTCGCATTACACCCTCCAAAGTCAAAATGTACAACGTGTTTGTTTCTTCGTCATAGTTAAGTTGACTTCTACCACAAAGGCTGTAAACTTCATCAAAATTTCTACCGTTCCACTGAACTGCTTCAATTTCAACAGGTTTCTTACGATAACGCATTTTTTCTCCTTTATTTACGACTGAACCAAGACTTCTTGGCATTGCTATTAGCTATTTGCTTCTCGATTTTGTCAAATCTCGAATTCGTAGCCTGTGCATTGCGTTTAACGATGCCATCCAAATCTCTGATATTATTCGCATGATTTCGTAGTGCATCGGTTAGCAAAATATTTTCCGCTGTCAATTGAGTGACTTTGTTTTCTAATCTCTCAATCCGCGACTATTTCTTCTTGATACGCTTATTCATGAGTTTTATAGTCTCCTTTCTTCACGCCAGAAACGACTTGAATATCTGGTTTGAACTCAGATAATTCTTGCAAGGCTTTCTGGTAGGCCTGCTGGGTCTCATCGACATTCTTCAGCAAACGTTGAAGTTCGTCTTGGTTCTCCCAGTTTAGCGCCAGGTCAATTGAAAAACTAGCCATTGGTTCCTCCTTTCCACAACCAACTGAAATCATTGTCGGTCAGCACTTGATACAAAATTTTGCCAATGCGGTCAGCTTGTTCTTCCTCATGTTGCACGTAACCAGCTTCAACCAATATTCCATGAGCGATTTCGTGGATAAGCGTCTGGTCTTCAATTTGCTGACTGGTAGAGTCATCAAGCACAATCTTACCTGTTTTGTACTCACTATGCCCCCATTCACCAGACTTCCCCTGTAAATCAGGTTCCTTGCTGACTTCATAAACTATACCGCCAATTTTGACAGTTTCCATACCTGGCTTCTTATCTCTGTTCATTCTTTACCTCTTTTCTTGATAATAATGATTATTTGGGTTATAATTTAAGTAAGAAATAGAGGTTTTTCCATCTCCCCTTGAAACAGCTTGCTGCGGTAGGAGGTGGGACACCTCTATTTTTCTTTGGGTTTAATAATATCAATAACTTTATCCGACTTTTTGATGAGCGCTGTATTTAATCCACGGCGCCCTGATTTATAAACCTTATCAAGCAGTCCGAAGATTTCTTCTTCGGATAATGGGGTGTTTGTAATGTCAAAAACAATATTCTCAGCTTGTTCCTTAGCTTTTTTAGAAGCATTGTCTATGACGTTTTTTCCACTCCCTGAAATTTCTTTCAAATCAAACTTTACACCATCAACTAGATAATCAGGGGTAGGGATATTTTTAGGATAATTGACCCTTGGAACCATTTCAACATGACGACCTAAAAGCTCAGACAGCCATTGTGCTGTCTCTTTTTCTTTTGGACTATAATCTAACACAACATTGCGACCATCCACTTGATATTTCTTACCGCCATGTTCCCAAAAATTTCTGTCAGTAAGTTTTGCTTTAGTGGGATCCACATTGTTCAACCACTCATCTTTCACAGAACAGTAATTTTTGCCGTCATGAGAGATTTGCTTCTGCCGTTGTCCTGAAATCTGTTTCTGACCTGCTTTCTTGGCTTCTGTTTGCTTATCCTCGCCCCAAACACCGTTTGGCGCTTCACGGTCAAGTGTACTGCCTCCAGCTTTATAGTCCATTTTGATATGGCCATAACTAGAACACCGACAGTTGGGATGCATGGGGTACATGTTAACACCTTTTTCTACATCCTCAATCGGAATAGCTACCTTATCCAAAGGGCCACACAAATCACACGCTCCAGGTTCTGCTACGAAAATCATGTGAGTAAAGCCGTTATCTTTAAGCATACTGTACTGCGTATCAGCGTTGATCCGTGCAATCTCAGTCTTTAACAATCGTTTAGCATTCTGTTCACTTGTACCGTATTTCTTGGCCAGACGCTTCATTTCCTGCTTGTAGCCTATCATATCTGTAAAGATACGATTAAGTGAACCAAACACCTCTCGCTGTAGTGTGGCACGAAGTCCAAGACCGCCCCAAACACGGCTTGAAAATTTCTGCCCGTAGAAATCAGCGTCTAAAATCGCCTGCATGCGCTTTTTCGCTCCGCTGGATGAAATGCCCAAAATACCAGCTTGACGCTTGTATTCGTTCAAATATTCATCTATCCGTGCCTTATCAAAGACCTCGTTAACCTCAGCGGTCAAATTTTGGATTTCAAGTGTTAGTTCAGCCCTCAAAAGTTCCAGTCTGCTGACTTTCATCTTAAGGTTATAGACTTTGAGCCATTCATTGGTTGCATGACTAAAGTCTTTCTCTTTGACGGCCTTGGCAGCCTTGGCATTGAACTTGGTCACGTCCATTTCAGAAACACGCTTCATGGCTTCCTGCTTGGTCAGACCTTCCCTGCTGGCATATCGCATGTAAAAGCCGTCAATTTCCCTTTGCATACGGTCAAATGACTCTTGATAGATTTGTGTCAATACCTTGTCACGGTCCAGGTCTCGCTTCATCAGCCCGGCTTGAGCTTTTCGCTCCGCATTATACCGCTGATTATTCCTTATCTGCTTGTTCGACATCCGCATCACCTACAATCTGACCAATTTCAAGGTCACTAGACCCACCTTGCTTCAAGATTCGGCTGTGTTCAGTCTTGTAGTCCGTAAAACTAGCATTTTCCATGAGCGTTTCCTGGGAAATCTCACCGCCTGCCTCAATGTAAGCCTTAATTTCTGTCCAAACATCTTGCGGAATGTTCGGGTGGAAAGTAAAGGTCAACTTGTTTGCTTCAATTACCGGACCATTGATGGCTTTGTGGATGTTGCTGATAAGTTCATACCTGCGACGCAAAGCCTTTGTAAAATAGGTTTCCTTGTCTTTTCGGACCTGCTCAAGTCCAATCATCTTGTAAAGCAGAGCAATCCCTGAAGAAGTTGAATTAAAGCGGTCATCATCCAGATTAGGGATACGGCTAAAACGGTGGATATCATTGGCCAGACGGTTCTTGTAGGCTTCTGTACCGTTAACGTCATATTGCTTATAAATGTAACTAGCGTCCGCTGTGGTTTGCTGACCAGTGGCACTGATACCCGTTTTCAAAAAGAGCATGTTCGCATCTTTCATCTTAGCAGCATCTTCTGGAGATAGCTTGATTCCGTCCAAGTCACCCTTGACTAGCAACATAGCATCATTCAAATCTGACATATAGTTGGCTGTATCAGACTGGCCAGCATCGTAAGCATCAATCAGAGATATCTCGCTCTCATAATCGCCCATACGGAAACGGTTGTTCCACCACTCAACTACAGGCACATCATTGTAGCTGTGTTTTTGCACACTGTCCACAACCAACCGGACTGAATTGTTCGAATACGGCTTGTAGGTAATAACCTGGTCTTTCGTATAGACCGTCATGTTAACCTTATCCGCATAGATTGGCAAATGCACTGCTGCAATGATGTTTTGTTCGACTGTCAAATCACGAATAACAAACATTTCAAGCGGACTGATTAAGACCACACGGTCGACCTTGTCCTTATCTCTGAAGTGATATTCATAAGCACGGCCATAGACTGAAGCGTCAAAAGCCAGGTCACTGTTTAGGGCATTGATGTCATTCTGCCACTCAATGTCTTTGATTGTTGATAATTGATCAGCAGAACCGCCCTCCATCACACCGATGCTTACAGGATTTCCAATGACGTAACTTGTCGCAAAGCTGGAGATATAGCCACCCCATTTGTGCCGGACTCGGTAGTCTGCCTTTTCATCATCCAGACGTCGATGTCCGGAAAGGATGCTGAAATTATCCCCTTGAGCATACGAGGCAAGAATTGCCAAGCGTTGTTTCTGACTACCAAAAAAGGCTGCCAACATATCCCTGAAAGCTTTTCTGCCCTTGTCAGTATTCAGCAAATCATCAGCACTGCTGTACCTGAATTGTTCGTTTGCCAACTGGCTAAAAACCAAGCTGTCATTCCTAATCTTCGTCACGGAATCAATACCGTGTTCAAATTCGTTTACCTTGTCCACTACTTACCTCCTGAACATCTTATTGATTTTCTTAATAGTCTTGTCAACATCCAGGTCCTTCTTGGCCTGATAAATTCTATCCTGGATAGCATACCTGACTGCGTCTAGGCAGTGGTTGTAGCTATCAACTGGTTCATTGATGTACTCATTTGTCTTCTTATCCTTTTTCCATGTATAGTTTTCAAGTTCCTCAATAGTCTTGACACACCTTTCATCAACTATGATGTCATACTGCAAAATGTACTGGATACCTTGCATGACCGAGCCTGGACCTTTCAAAGCGTCAATCACACGGCTGATGCCACGGTTTCGCAATTCCTGATTGGATTTCTTCTCTGCTGAGTCAGCCCTGATTTCTTCCTTGCCATAACCAAGACTTTGGATAGCTTCAGCGATTTTGTCATTGGTTAGGTTCTTTCTCACATATTCCTCGAGAATATAGAGCTTCCTGTTTTCGTCATCAATTTTGACATGTAGAAATGCTGACGGGTCATTGATAAACCCATAGTCTAGACCAAAGTAAGACGGCAGATGTGCCAGCTTGTCCTTGTTAAGCAGCCTTTTCTCATATTTTGGAAACACCAACTTGTCCAGGGTTGCAAATTCCCCCAGGGCATAGATTTTGTAATAAGCTTCATTCCTGTTAGCAAGCTCCTCAATGTTCTCCCTTGTCACATCGTCCAAGAAACGATTGTCTTTGTAGGTTGTTTGGTAGATAACTGTGTTTTTTGGCCGCTTTACAAAAAACGCATTAAAAACCCAATTCACTTTTGAAACTGGGTTAAACATCAGATAGATTTGCTTTTGCTTGTGCTTACGGTCACGCAGACGAAGAGTAAGCTGCGTGTAATCATCCAAGGTAAACTCAGACGCTTCTTCCATAACCACATCTGAGATACCTTTGATGGACTTGATTTTTTCAGGGTTATCCAACCCCTTAAAAATAAATTGAGCACCGTTTGGCAGCTCAATCCGATAGGCTGAATTATTGACCTTGCATTTATCCAACAAGTCCCAGGCATCTAAGCACTGTTTGACATCTTCAAAGATTGAGTCATAGACCGTTGAACCAACCTTGCGTAGAAACAGAACCTTGCGAGGATGCTTCCAGTCTTTGCAAGCTTTGTAAACAACCTTCTGAATAACACCGTGACTTTTGCCGGAAGAGGCACCACCATAGTGAATTTCAGTAAAAGTGTTATAATCTTCAAGCTTATCATAGATATGCTTGTTAAAGACCCTGCTAGGATACGGGATTGAGATTTGAATACTTAGCTTTGGTTTAGTCTTCGTCAGCATCCCACTCACCTACCTTGATTTCAATCGTTCGTTGAGTGATTTCTTGTTTATCAACAAATAGACCATAACGCTTACCGAGATCAACAGCAGCACTTTTCCTAGTTGAAACGCTAGGCTTTGCCATGACCATCCGCTGAGTACCCTCACCGTCCAAGATAAGCAAAGGCTCTGTGACCTCTCCACGCATAACGGAAGTGAGGAACTCTAGGACTTCCTGCTGATCTGCAACCCGTTCTGACTGCAACTTTTCCAGCTGTTCATCTATATAGGCTTTGACCATAGCATTTGATAGCAATCTGCTACCATTTGCTTGAGCAACTGCATCCTTCTTGACATTCGGATAGGCTTTTTTATAGGCCCTTGTAGCGTTCAAACTTATAATGTACTCATCAGCAAAAATCTTCTGTTTTTCGGTCATCCCATGTCCATCACCTCCGTTCCTCGATAAAATAAAAACCCACACTTCATTGTGTGGGAAAAAATATAGGAGAAAGACCCCTAGCGGAATCAAACCGTCCAGCTTATAACTTACCTAGGATATAAGTAGCTGTGCAATCATGCAGGGCCCAGTCGCATCCGCAACCATTTCAAAGTTAATGAGTGATATATGAATTCTCGTCCAACGACTTACCCCATTCTGGGACACAAACGCTCAAAGGAGAGTATGGGATTCGAACCCATGCGTCGCCTAAACGACCTAACAAGGTAGCAACCTGTCCTCTTCAGCCTCTTGAGTAACTCTCCATAACAGGGAAGGCTTACTGCCTTACCCTTATTTCTTGATGATACTATAATAGCACGATTGTTTGACCAGTGCGCTACAGACTAGTTCACTTTAGTTCACTTTTGTCAATTACAGCACCTAGTTCACGGATTGCATCTTTCTTCTTTTTGTAGAAAGTAGTCTTACTGCATTGTAAAAACTCAATCATATCATATACGCTTGCTTTCTGAATATACACCATCCTTAGAATTGTTCGACTTGCAGGTTTTGGCATTTTATCAATCAGCCTACTCAATTCAATTCTGCGTTTGATAGCTTCTTCAGTAGCATCCTTCATATACTCTTTCAAGGAATCCTGCATGCTAAAAATATCAATGTAACGTTCATCTAATTGAATCTTCTGACCACCTTGAACCTTATTCACGTTCATTTTAGGACTAGAAAGTAAACTAGCTTCAAGATTAGCAAGTTCATCAATTCGATTCTGTATCTCTTCATCCAAATTTTGTAGCTCATTCAAGAGCTCTTTAGCTTTGTTCACTCTCGTCTCCTTTGTGGTATAATGTATGTGAGTTATTTACCACAGCCAGGGCAGAGAGTGCCTTGGCTTTTTTTATTTGTACTGGTTCAAAATTTTGACTACATTATCAATATTAAGTTGAACCATAATAACTTTTTCTTCACGATTGAAAAATCTAGGTATTTTAAGAACTAGCCTAGTCTGATAATTCCCTGCAAAAGCAATAGCCTCAATATGCTCAATAAGCTCACTTTTTAAAGCTATCTTTCCTAATTTAATAAATCTAGGCAATTCTTTCCTGACAATCTTAGTCTTTCCTGAATATGGGTACTTTTTCGGTTTCATCACTCGACCTCTTTCGCAAACTGCCACGCCCACTCAAAATCTTCCTTGATTTCTCCTTCTGTGAGCCATAAGTTTTTATTTTTCTTAGTGTTAAAGTTCCCCTTATGTATAAACACTTTACCATTAGGGTCAGATTTCCCTAGATAAATACGATTAGTACCTTTTCTGTTTGGGTCAGGTATCTCAACTGTATACCGTCTCTCTTTCTCAACTACATAACCGTCAAGCCATGCACGAGTAAAGGTTTCTTCGTTCGTAATTATCCACTCTGATTCTTTATTTTGAGCATTGTCCATTGCAATAAATAATGACATGCCTTCGGTTTTTGCATATCGGATATAGCTATCAATAAATGCAGGCACCACAACCGTCTGCGGTTCGTGGATTTGGTCTAGCATGTAAAAGGCATCAACACCATCATGTAATACATGGATTCCCCCGTTTCTTACTTCGGAATTAACGACGCCTCTCACCAAGACTTCGTCACCGATTTTGTATTGCTTATTCATTGTTTCCGTCCTTTCAACCACTCGGGTATCTCCTGCCCGATTTCAATTTCGTGAAACTGCTCCCTGGTCACGAGGAATTTACCATAAGGGCTAACTTCGACATAGTAATGTCCGTCAAGCACGTTTTTAGACGTGACTTTTCCAAACATATTTGTGCCGGCGTTGTCAACCTGGTAGATGATGATGGGTTTTCTTGCCTCTAGTTGCTCAACTTGTTTTTGCAACTTGTAGATAGCAGACATACTTATAGCAAAAATCAAAACCAGCATTACCATCACAAATTTAATAGCCTCTTTCATACTTCCTCCATTTTCACACTATACAACCGCTGACCTCGATACCTAGCTTCCAGGCCTGCTTTACATTTCAAAGCATCAGCTTCATTTTCGAAGTAGTGCGTTTCATCAACTAACATGTGATCAAATAATACTGTTACTGTCCAAGTCATGTACCGCTTCCTCCTTGACTACGTATCCTACTAATAGGGCTGTATTTAGCAAGTTTTGATTATCTGTCAATTCCTGTATTTCTGGATCAAGAATCGACTTCCTTATAATTTCAACAAACTCAGCTTATCTTCTAGTTAGTTCAACCATTATTTTTCTCCAAAGTTTCAATCAGCCAGTCAAGATTTTGACGGGCTTTTTTGAGGTCCTCGACTCCATTTTTTGAGTGATACCTCAAGAGATACTTAACTGCATTTCCCCAATAAAATCCCTCTTCTTGCTCCGGACAGGCTGCAAAATTTTTGATGACATCAATCGCTTCAAGTCCGAACCGGCCTTGATAATGCGACGGCTTTTTGACTGGATCAGTCACTTTATTTTCAACTACAGAGTAAATATCTCCTGAATTGATATAAAAATCATTTTCAGATGTTGTAATCTCAACATCTAAAATTTCGTCTGAATCATCAATTTCACTGATTCGTCCTTTAACTAGAACAATATCACCAACAGAGTATTTATTTTTTGCCATTTTTACTCCTTTTTATTCATTTTTTTGCATAAAATCAACATGTACCATGTGTACCATCACTTTTCCAAAAACTTTTTTTTATAAAAAACAAGAATCCTATTATACAGGGCTTTATAGCACTTGCTATATTTATTAACTTAAATATTTATAAAATTGATGGTACTGAGGTATATTAACAGCCTACAAACCCAATACTACCAATGGTTTAGGGGTGTACCATCATGCCACAAAATTACAGTATGCTAAAACCGTCCTAAACCCTTGATACACAAGGCTTAAATAGGTGTACCATCATTGATGGTACAGTGATGGTACATGATGGTACAGTCGACGTGTTTTGTACCATCATTTTCTGAAAGTGTACCATCAAAAATTATTGAATATTTTTTCTGAAGTATCCTCGAGTCATTTTTCCATTGACTCTTTTTTGTCTGTATTCCCAATCCTGATTGTTGTCCATAATCAGCTTAATCTTCCGAGCTAATTTATCTCCTTTGGCGACGTCGATGTCAAAAACATTCTTCAGGATCTGCTTCGATGACACACTTTCTTGCGGTTTGACACCTTCGTAAATAAAACCGGCATCATTCCGATATACACCATTGTTAAAATATGCCCATGTGTACTGATGCTGTTGAACTACGGACATGCTATCCCATTCTTCCGGAACTAGCATATCCAAATAATCATAGATTTGGTTTTCCGCCTCATCGCGATAAGTGAAGCGTTCCTTATAGACTGCTAGCTCATCCTCGAAATCTTCATCGAAGGTCAGCGTGAAGCCTTTTTTATAAATCGCAACTGCCTCACCCCACAACTGCAGGACATCATTGTCTGTCATGTCGAATGGCTTGACGAATTGTTTTGCTGCATCAACCAAGACCGGTAGGAAACGACGCTCACCAGTTTTATCACCCAGGTACTCGACCTTGTTGCTGGTCCGAGCAATCACAAAATTCTTGGGAAACTTTTCAGCACGACGACCATAAGACCTACGGAATGTCAAATCGGTCTTGGTCACAAAAGCCTTTAGCTCGTCAAAGGTCGTCTTTCTGCTGGCTACCATCTCGTCGTCATTGACGATCAGGGATTTTAGCATAATCTCGTAGTTGTCCTTGTCCATGAAATCCTTAGCAGAATCCGTGTACCAGTCAACTGCAATCTTTTGCAAGAAAGTTGTCTTACCAGCACCCTGGCCACCGACCAGGTCAAGAGTGTAGTCAAACTTTACCCATGGATTGAAGACCTTGGACACAGCCCCGACAAAGAACATCTCCGCAATTTTCTGAACATAGATACTGTCTTCAGCGCCAAGCCAGGTCTGAAATACTTGATTCAAGCGTTCCTTATGGTCCCAACTGTCATAGGCATGTTCCATGTATTCTTGGACAGGATTATAGGTCTTTTCAGCAAAGAATGCCTCAATACCATCTTGCAAAGCCCTGGTCTTGAACACAACCTTGAAATGATTTTCCAGATAAACACTGAGATAAGATTCAAATGCGGAGGGTAGCTGCCCTTTCCTCATGCTGATTGCATCCAATTTGACATCGGCCACAATCTCATGCTCTCCAGTAAATTCATTGTGCCGGAGGAAGTCATTGAGCTTGTTATCACTCTTCATGGCCAACAGCACATTTCGAGGACTGTCTGACACAATGGCATCAATCTCAACCTTTTCTCCGTTTTCATCCAAGACCTTTTTCTTCGTCCTAGTAAACTGCTTGACAGAGATATTTACAACATCACCAATCACTGCCACCTCCCCTCATGTGTTTTTGAATCATACTATCTACTGTCCGACTAAGCTCTCTGTCACTCAGCGGATCAGCAGAGTTATTATTCGCAATCCGTGCCAATTCCAATACACAGTTTGGGTCAACACTCCGTGCCAATAATGTTCCGACAAACTTGGCTGCCGTATCGTTTCGACTACCTTCCTCACCAAAGCCTTTGACAATCATTTCAAAGACCTCCGTGGTCCGATTTCGCTTGCCTGCACCATTCCGAATTTGATAATAAATGTCATCAAGTTCGCTTCGGTTGTTCTTTTTTAGATACTCCTGCTTAATGGCCATGACTAGTGCTCGACTGGCAGTGACCATGGTCCCGCCTTCTTTCGATTTTTCCAAGTCCCAGGCATACTCCCCTTTGGGTGTTTTTGATGGAGCAACCAGAACATAATTATTTGGATGAGCTTTGACATCGACACCAGGTAGGAATCCAATCATCTGCGTCATGGAAACATCTGGATGCTTAAAGTAAAAGATATGCTTGCCACCGCTGGCAGTTTTTGCTTGCAAAGTCGGAGTAATCAAGTTGAGATGTTCCCAGTTGGCCAGACTTTCATATCCATTATGTTTTCCGTGCAGGTCAATGTCGATTACGAAGAATTTGTCAGTCCGGACAGCAATATTACTATCCGGATACTGACTCCAAAAATCTTCAATTTCTTGTGCGGTCATAGCCGGTTTATCAGCAAATTTTATCATTGGTTGCTTGTTAGAAGGACTTATAGGAATGACCGAAAAGCCCTTTTTCTGATAAGCCAAAGCCGCTTTCTTCATCCCCATCTAGCACCTCCTAGAACGGCAAATCTTCGTCTTGGATATCCATAGGACTTGAATTTCCAAATGATCCATCTTGAGAATTCGACTGTTGTCCACGACTTTCCAAAAGTTGGAAACTTTCTGCAACTACCTCAGTAACGTAGACACGTTGCCCTTGCTGATTGTCATAGCTACGAGTCTGAATGCGACCTGTAATTCCAATCAGAGCACCTTTCTTAGCCCAGTTCGCCAAATTCTCAGCTTGCTGACGCCAAATAACGCAGTTGACAAAATCTGCTTCACGCTCCCCATCTTGGTTTTTGAAGTTTCGATTGACAGCAAGGGTGAAAGTCGCAACAGCCTGGTTTGATGGAGTGTAACGAAGTTCTGCATCACGAGTCATGCGTCCCACTAGTACTACATTGTTAATCATAATTTTTCCACCTTCAAGGCCTTTCTCACCAATTCGTAATCAACCATTTTAAAAATTCCTGGATCAGTTCTTTTTAATGGTTGAATGATTTTCTTAACAATTTCTTTCAAAGTCATACCCAAAATTATTAAGTAAAAAAAGTCTTCTTTCGTGTAATTATAAACACAGTCAATCTCGTCGCCTTTATAACACACGCCCCAAACTTCGCCTTTATATTTGTAAATCAAGATTTTGTCATAGAGATCACCTTGAATTTTGATTGGACGTTTTCGTCCGAGTTCTGTATATCCCATTACTCGCTTCCTTTCTTGTTACGCTCACCGAGCAGATAGCCTAGGAATAACCAAAGTACAGCCATTCCAAATTCTTTCAAAGTTTCAATTATCATCATTCAATCCCTTTCGCTTTCTTAGTTTTTACAATCAGATCCTGTGCTTCTTTCAAACGGTCAGCTGGAATACTTTCGATTTTATCCACGCCAAGCTGGCCAATGAACCACACTCCAACGGTATTAACCGGACCGCCTGAAGCCTCCGCGATGTTTTTGATGTCTTCACGTAGCTTCTTCGCTTGGGCTCCTGTGATGTACTTAACACTGCCAGATGCGGTCTGTTTCTGTTTCGGATTTGATGTAGAATTTCTTTGTGCTGGCTTCTGAGCTTGTGCTTGCTTACCAGTTTGGTTTGCAAACTCATCCGTATCAGGATCCTTGTTATCATCAATGGCAAACAACCCGTTAAGAGCATATTTACGAGCGTAACTGGATGCGGTTCCTGTAATCTGACTGCCATCCATGCCTTTCTTTGTATCTTCTTCCCTTGCTGCCGCTTGGGCACTGATTGAACTGCCACATGCAAATAATGTTACTGTAGCACGAACATAGTAGCGGTCCCCAATCTGTTCGATATCGTCATTTAATACCAGGGATGCATCATGCTTTTTGAGTAAAGGTTTTAGTGCTTCCAAAATATCCTCTGCACTACGATAGTTGTATTTCCCGAAAGAATTGTACTGTCCTTTCGGTGCAACCAGCTCTGTCTGAATACTGCACAGGGTTGCAAATATTGGCGATTCTTTTGCTGTCATGTATTCTCCTTAAAGTTGTTTGAATGCTTCCATCAAATCATCAAATAAATTTGATTCTTTGGGAATAATTTTAGAAACCTCTTCTCCATTAGGATAAGTAAGTGTATACTCAGCATCTACCAAGATGATTTCACAATCGTGAATTTTCGCTAGAGCTTTAATTTCGGATTTTTGTTTCAAATAATACTCATATGGAAGTGATAGGGCACCACGGATTTCTTCTACAAGACCTGCTTTCGTTGCAAGTGAATGGGGATTATTTTTGATTTCTGACATAAAATAGCCATTCTTTTTATCACGCAATACGATTAACTTGTTTGAAATTTTCATTTTTTTGCTCCTTTTGTTTTTTAAAAATAAAATTCTACGACCCTAACGTCGTGTTGTTGACGGCTACCAGTAATCCGCCAAAGAAGTTGCCGATAGTCGTCATAATCTCCGTCACTAGGCTGGGACGGATCCAGAACTACAATTGTTTTAAAACGGTGCTGGAGCCCATCGACCCCAACTCCTAATACTTGGCTAGTAGCGACCATGTTGGTCCTATCATGACCTTCTTTCTTATCGCCAGTCCAAATACCGATTTCAGGATGCCGTTCATAGATAACCTCAACGATCTGCTTGGACTTGCTGACAATTAACATTTCTGACTGTTTGGCCAAGAGGAGGTCTAATTGAAGTAACATTGGGGTATCTGCATTGACCGCTTTAAGCTTCGGAAAATCAACTTCAAATCCTGTCTGAGTCAAATACCGTTCGAAAGTCTTGCGACCAAATGATTGCTTGGCCATGGCATACTTACCATTCTTTCCGACAATGTTCAACCGTCGCAGTTGGTCAAGTTCTTCTGGATTTGCTGGCAGGCACCACATTGGCTCAAAGATGACTTCAAATCCATTGTTCTCCTCTGCTCCCTCGATCTCCTCAATCTCTTCCCAACGGAAGAAATTCGGCAACCCTGACACATAACTTTCATAATCACGGAAGTCCTCCCACTTCTCCTTCGAGTAGCTGAAACGGTCGTACTTCATCTTGCCGTGCTGTTTCTGCCAATCAAATTTGTTGTTTGGCTCCGCCTGGCCAAAGATTGTCTTTTCCAGCGGATAGAAGTTTTGACCTTTCTTTCGGATTGGAGTCGCAGACAATCCGATTGAGTATCCACGTCGGATTTTCTTGTAAGCTTTATAATTAGCCTCGCTGGACATATTCTGCCATTCGTCAACGATCAAGACATCAAACTCCAGGACCTCACCATTTGCTACGATATTCTGCATTCGCTTGTCTGTCATTGCTTCTAGCTGAAAATCTTGTGAGTAGAGCTTGTTGTGAGTGTCAATCCAGCCATTCAGGATTGACAGCCGATTGTTTAGGACCAAGACCTTCTTGGCACCCTTGTGCTTGGCAATCTCAAAGGCACAGATAGTTTTCCCACGACCACCAAGACCTTCCAAAAAAATTCCTGAACAATCTCGGTCACTCCGTTTCACGGCCTCAGCTTGCCATTTGCGTAATTCGATTTCCAATGTCTTGAATAACCTCCTCGATGTCTTTTCTCTGCGCCCAGAATAGTGCCAATCGAGCAGCAGCCCTCACATCCTGATGATGTGATTTGTCAAAAGTCCAAAGACCAAGCTCCCTAAGTAACTGATCAGGAATATCTGACACATAGCCAGCGTTGCGAACGAGTTCCACGTTGGGAAAGCACGCTTGAACAGCTTCCACGGTCTCAGCGACTGAGTTATCTCGAGAATAATCATTGTCACGTACCTGGTATTCTTCCACGATGGCAACATCGTATTCCAGGTCACGACCAACTTCACGAAACCACCGGCTGAAATTCCTGGCACCGAACGCAACTATCCAATAGCTTACTAGACCTGCATTATCCAGCAAGACTACTCCTGTTGTGGACGTCTCTATTCGGTTGCTTGATGGGTCGATTGAAAGTATCTTCATCATCTAATCCTCAAACTTCTACTTTCTTGCAACACTGCACCCCTGACCTTCTTACCAGCTTTCAGTGACTCTTTGATAGCTGTCTTGTCAGGTTTTAATGTTTGAATAAAATATTTCTTAGGCAGCAGATCTTCATCTACAACCACAGATGGTTGATTGTTGGCCAAGCTCACGGTAAATAGCAAAGTCTTAACTTTTTCATGTCCAGTGATTTCAAATGCACCTTGTAGCCCTGTTTTGAGTCGTGTGATGTCATTTTCAATAGATTTTTTTCGTTTGGTTAAGCGGTCGATTTCTTCTTTGAGTTGATCCACATCTGCTTCTTTGTTCTTGATGACCTTGACAGTGTTTTCAACCTTTTCTTCAAATTGTTCCGTCCAGTCAATAGATTCAAGCGTATCCAGCTTGGTTTCTTCATCAATACCTTCCATTTCTGCAATCTGCTTAAAGATTCCAGTTAGTTCATAAATACTAGCCATTTTTTTTTACCTCAATAATTTTATTTTTTAGCTTCGTATAACCAATACCAACTTTTGTCAAGTCTGCATCGGATGCGAATAAACCATCTTGGTTCATCCTAACAACTTCATTCTTGCTCAAGCAAGCAAGATTTGAGATGTCCCAATTGGTTTTATCCCCATCCAGAAACACCACCGAATGCCCATCAGGAACAAGGCCATGATGTTTCTCCCAAGTCTGGCGGTGCAGGTACTCCCATTTGTCGGGATCAGCAACCTTGATTTTGGGGTATCCGTCGGTCGTGTAGTTGACAGTACCGACAGGTAGATAGCTTGCTGGCCTATCACCTTTCTTAAACTGCCCACTATTGCGCATTCCTGGATATTTCTTACCCTTGTTGTGTGGAATTCGTCCTTTTTCGAAGTGACCTGTTAGTCCTGAGTTTAATTTATTATTTCCTCGGAATCGTTTCATCTGCAGAGCTGTGAAAGATGTCCCGAAGTGTTTATTTACCAAGCCTGCTACTTCTTGAGAGGTTTTGCCCTTGTAATTTTCAAAAATGAAAACCTTCATCTCATCTGTATAGATTTTCTTACCCATGAGTTACTCCAAAAGGGCAATGCCGGCGCTGTTGCCAGTCTCTGCTTCCAATTTTTTTGCATCAATGGCCAATTTGCCAACCGACACTATTTGGCTAGCCACTGAAACCATGGCTTTGGACCGTTCGATTTCGATTTTCAGTTCATTTTCTGAGAGTTCCCTATCATCCAAATATTCCAATTGAGCGAATAAGGTATCGGCTAGGTTTGACATTTTATTTCTAACCATAGGCACCTCCTAAAATTTCTTCTTTTTCTACGATACGTTGTAGACGTGCATTTTCATCAACCAACTGTTGATTGACTCTTCTGTATTCGCAATTTTCTTTATCAAGATCATTTACCATGCCACGAAGAATGGCATTTTCACGCTCAAGTCGATCAATTGTCTTAGTTGGTAGGTCAATGCCATAGCTGTCAACTTGATTTGTTCTAAACAACTTACTAAGCATGTCTGCCCCACTTTCTAGCCGTGCGGGCTGGTGCATCATCTGTGTATTTGATTGGTTTCCAGCCTGCAAGTGACTGTTTAATTTGATTTTTCCAAGCTATGCGATCTGCTTCAACTGCACGTTCACAAGCCAGGGCTGTTAGCTGCTCTCTAAGTAATTCCGCTTCACGTTCCTTACGTTGCTTTTCCGCATTCCTGTAATCAATCGCTGCAACCACTACGCACGGAATGGCAAATACTGCACATGCTCCTATGGCTGTAAAAATAGATTCTGTCATTCTAAGCTCCTAACTGTTTTTCTCGTTTGATATTTTCAAGCATTTCTGCCAACGTTTCTTTCTTTGGTCTGTATCGATTGCGACTTTTCCACTTGATAAACAATCGGAAACCTTCGTAGTTAACAAAGACAATTCGATGAGTTGGATTTTCAATATATTGCCTGAAGTCCGGATGCTCACGCATTTCCGCTGCCCAAACCTTAGCCGTTCCGACTGTTAAACCTTCCCATCTCTGACAAAGGTGTGCATAGTCACCAGCTTCTGCCTTTTCAGACTGTTTAGCCGGTCTGTAAATTAATTCAGCTTTTGGCATAGTAATTTCCTCCTTGTTAAATTTCAGAAAGCAGTTGATTGATGACCTTAGCGTTCAAACGGATCTGATTGCTGTCAGTTTCAACCTTGTTAGCGTCCAGCAACTGCTCAACTAAGGCTTGCCTGATTTCCTGTTTCCAGGCCAATAGGTCTGCCGCCTTCATTTTCGCATCCGTTAACAAAGAGTAATCAAATGTACCGTCTATATTGGCTATGGCATTTCCACGTTCAATATCACGCTTCAAATTGATATTGATACTACGTTTATCCAATCCAGCAGACGCTAAGTTTTCGACTGCATCATCTACCGTCGCATTTGGGTTGTCAATAAAATATTTTCTGACCGTTTCAGCTTTGGTCATAGCAATTCATCCCTTTCTGTGTTATAATTTTGTTAGATATTTTGGTAAGCTCCTGACTTTGTCAAGGGGCTTTTTTTGTTACCTCCTGTGCTATAATAAAGCCGAAAGGAGGTGATTTCATGACTAAGTCTGATTTAGAACCATTTCTTAACAGTTTATCGAGTGGCGATTCCAAAGCACTTTTGTTTCACACTGCTAACGGTACTTATATCACCACTGAAGTAAACTTTAGTGACGGCGATACGGTCGTCTTTTCCTACGAACAGGGCTTTGCTTCTCTGGAATGTGACGACATTCAGAAAGTGACTGCTCTAAAGTTCTTGGAAAGTCACTCACTAGACACATAAGGATTTGTTTTTGAGTTCCTGTCGGTTTAACGAACTCATTAAAAATCTCGGTCTTTGCTAGATGAGGTACAATTGTTATTGCCTCATCCTTTGGAAGATAACCTGCTCGATTGAGTAGGTTTTTTAATACCCAATAAGGCATTTTAACTTCTAGGTTATTCATTCTATGACGCTTTTCAAATAATTCCGTCAATTCTGGAATACCTAAGAACAATTCAGTATTTTCGCTCATAGCTTCCTCTTTTCTAAAATGGTTACCCCTCTCCTTGTGCTATAATAAAGCTGAAAGGAGGTGATTATATGAAACGTTACATCATTGAGATGTTGCATAGGTACAACGAAGTCACTGTTTTCTTTGCTGATGGAACTAGCGAAGTATATGGCCAAGATAACTTAGATAGTGATTACGATGTTTACGACAGCAATCTCATTGAGTTACGACGCCAACGTATGCACGATAACGATGGGAACTACTACTACGACCTCATCGATCTACGCCACGTTGTTCGTATCAGTGTTCTTCAGAAACCAACTAGCTAAATTTTTCTAGAGGTTTCACCGTTTCAATCAACTCTGCGACCGCTTTGATAGTTGCAGGGTCTTTTTTATCTGCTTCATTCAGGACGCCAGTGAAAAAATCCATTACACTTTCTCTGAAATCCTGCTGAGTTTTACGAAGACGAAGATTAATTTCTTCATGTTCTGTTTGCCATTTTTTTTCGATAGCAAGCCATTCTTGTCGCTCTTGTTCGCTCATTTTTTCGAACATAACATCACGTCTTGATCCAAGTGGTTTCATTTTTACTTTTTCCTTTCTAGTTTTGTCGGTCCTCCTCCCTGTGATATAATCAACATATCAACAAGGAAAGGAGGTAAAGTATGTATAATCTTTTAGCAGAATGGGCAGACCAGTGCCCAATAACCGTTAAGCTTAAAGACAGCACTGTCATTGTTTTTGATGGTATTTTAGATGTACACGACGACTGTATCGAACTACTTGAAAAAGATACAGGAGACATTTACATACTTCAAAAAGAAGATATACTCTTTGCGAAAATCAACAGTTCTGACATTCCAGAAGCTTAACGAACAGCCTAGCTTTGCTGGGCTTTTTTTAGTCTGTTCATAGCAATTCGAACAAGCCCGACTTTGATATTCAAAGCTACCGAAATTTCTTTGGCTGTAGTATTCGGTTTGTTGCGTAATGCTGTTCTTACTTTTTCAACAATTGACATAATATTTTCTCCTTTCTATGTTTTTGAACGAATTTTCGTTCATGTAATTAAAAATATTAAGCAGTTGAGACTGCTTCGCTAAACAAATACCCTAATTCATACTCAGGGAAAAAATGTCGCTGAATTTCCAATGCTTCGTTAAAAGTAAATGGATAACGTCCCTTAATCTTATCACTGACAGTTTGTGCACGAACTTCTAAAAAGTCAGCGATATCGACGATTGCGATATTTTTTTCTCTGCGTACGCTATCAATATTCAGCATATGCACTCCTTTCTAAAAATGAACGAAAATTCGTTTATAGTTTTAATTTTTTTAGCTCTTTCGTGAGCTTGACTAGAGTATAAACTATTTTTCGTTCATTGTCAATAATAAATTAAATATTTTTTCGTTTATTTTTGTTAGACAAACGAAAAATCGTGTGTTACAATGTAGAAAAGGAGTCAATTATGGATGAACAAAATTTACGTGAACTTATAGAAAGAAGATACGGTAGCGTTCGTCAATTTTCACTAAAAATTGATATGCCCGCATCCACTATAAATTCAATTTTAAACAGAGGGATTCTTAATTCAAACGTTGATAATGTTTTAAGAATTTGTACAGCACTTGGAATAAAACCTGATATTTTTTCGGTATTGCTAGATAACAACATCGAACAACCTGAAATTCTCGAGATTTACAACCAGCTAGAACCAACTAGACAAGAAAAAGTCCTCGACTATGCCGAGGTACAGTTGGAAGAACAGAATAAGGTTAGATCAATCTTTGAAGTTCGTGAGGATTCCGAATATTACATCACTGACTATGTCGAAGGATTGGTTGCAGCAGGTCACGGCACATTCCAAGAGGACAATCTCCACATGGAAGTAAGACTTCGAGCAAGCGATGTCCCAGAAAAATACGATACCATCGCAAAAGTCGCCGGCGACTCCATGGAGCCAATGATAAAAGATAACGATTTACTCTTTATCAATGTGACAAGCAAGGTGGAAATCAACGACATCGGCATTTTTCAAATCAACGGTAAGAACTTTGTTAAGAAACTTAAACGTGACTATGACGGACGCTGGTACCTACAGAGCCTAAACAATAGCTACGAAGAAATCTACTTGAACGAAGACGACGATATCAGAACCATTGGTGAGGTTGTGGAGGTTTATAGGGGATAGGAGAAAAATGGATAACAAACGACAACTGACAGCAGCAAGAGATATACTGCTAAAAATTGCAAATCACCCACATAATCCGAAATTCAATTATCTGGCAAAATCAGAGATAACGAGAGCTAAGATTTTTCGGACTGAAAACCTCAACAGACCTCAGAAATATAATCGATACAAAAGAGGAACTATCGTCTTTATCCATTTTGGGACAAATACAGGAACAGAATTTTCAAATTCTCACTTTGGAATAGTCCTAGATAAGAAAGATCACCCAAACAATGGAAAATTAACAGTACTACCCTTAACTTCTAAAAACGGAAAAAATAATATCTCAATCGGGAAAGCTGTCTTTTCGGGGATAATGAACGAAAATGAGACGGCCGTTAATAAAATCAAAGAACTCTTTAAGTTGACAGATGCTATTGAACTATCAAGTTTCAATTTGCCAGAAGGAGGCTATATTTATCGACCAAATGAAGATACTGAACAAACTAGACTATGGTTAGACTACTATAATCGTCATGACCCAGAAGGGAAATTCATCCCAGTAGAAATTGATACCATTAGAAAATGGCTTCAGGCTGATACTGATAAGATTACTTCACTAAAAACTCGCTATGCTAACTATGATAAAGTATCGTATGCTAAAGTAGATTCCATTACATCAGTTAGCAAACTTAAAATAGCTAAGCCAATCAATGACCTCGACCCCATCGGTAGAATCACTTTATCCAAAGAAGTTATGGACGATATTGATAGAGCACTTGCTAAGCAACTTCTTTCTGGCAAGTGGATAAAATTTGACAAAGAAAACAAAGAGTGATATAATACAGGTAAATCTTGGTAGTACCTACTACCATTGAAACATTATTTTGGAGCGATTTAACTCCACTGTAAGCACCTGTACTGTGTATAGGTGCTTTTTATGATTTGAACACAAAAAGCCCCACGCTCGGACCGGTCAAAGTTGAGCGTGGGGCGAATACGATATAGTAAAAAACCTGCTTTACAGTGGGCCTCTTTACTATACCCATTTTAACACAGAAATGAGGTAAAATCAATGTGGCCAGAAGCACATGAATCCGGAAAAGTGAATTTTGTTGAAAGATACCGTGACCCTTATACGCAGAAATGGAAAAGGAAATCCGTCCTCATGGAGAAGGATACTCCACGGATCAGAAAAGAGGCTCAGAAAATACTGGATGCAAAGATAGCGGACATCCTCAGCAAGCTGAAAAGCTCTGAAATGCTATTTACTGATTTATTCGACCAATGGTGGACTTTCTACCAACAAGAAATCAAACGCACTTCAATCGCTTCTCTGAAAGGCAATATTAAAGAAATCAGAGAGAGTTTTGGCATTGACGTCAAGGTAGTCAATATTGACCCTAAATATGTCCAAACATACTTGGATAGCTTAGATTGTTCCAGGAACAAAAAAGAGCGTAATAAATCCATGTTGAACCTTGCCTTTGATTACGCAGTCGACCTAGACATTATCAAAGACAACCCTGCTAGGCGAGCTAAACTGCCACGGATAAAAAAGACCTTGGGAGACTGGAAGAAAATCGAAGAAAAATATCTTGAGGAAGATGAAATAAAGCCTCTACTGAAAGAATTATTTAGGCGACCTAGCACGTACCGAACAGCCCTGTTGGCTGAATTCATGAGCCTAAATGGCTGCCGTATTGGTGAAGCGGTCAGCCTTGAGCCAGAAAACCGTGATTTTGAAACCAATATTTTACAATTACACGGTACCTACGACCATACTGAAGGCTATCGTAACGGTGAGAAAACGACCCCAAAAACCAACGCTTCCTATCGTGAAACATTCATGACCAAGCGTGAAATGGAAATTATAGAGGAATTGGAGTTCATGAATGAGCTAGAAAAAAATACCAATCCACGTTATCGGGATATGGGTTACATCTTCACAACCAAGAATGGCGTACCTATACAAACCAACTCTTTCAACCTAGCCTTGAAGAAGGCAAATCAGCGACTTGAAAAACCAATTCAGAAAAACTTGACCAGTCATATCTTCCGCCACACCTTGGTCAGTCGCCTGGCAGAGAATAGAGTTCCCTTGAAAGCTATCATGGACCGTGTCGGACATGCAGATGCTAAGACAACAACCCAAATTTACACCCATGTCACAAAGAAACTCAAGGCAAATGTAGCTGAAATCATGGAAAAATACTGA